GGATCTCGCCCCCCTATTGAACGCTCGCGAAATAAGAGATTCAGATCGATATGGGACCGTGCTCTCGACTTCAAACGAAGCTGACCAAATCTCATTCGAAGAGCTTGGAGACCGCCTTTCTGAGCTTTCTCCGCGCGAACGGCAGCTACGCGAATTATGTGCGCAAGGAGAGTCGCGGGCGAGCGCGGCGCGGCTCATGCACGTTACACCATCGACGGTCAGGGTGCTTCTGGGACGCATCAGAAAAAAACTAAACCGCGGATGTAAACGCCTTTCAGGGTAGTAAGTGAGCAGCCGTCAAGGCGGCCGCTGCTACCAAGCAGCCGTTCATGAAGATTCCTGGCATACCTGAAGGCACCGACCCGTGGACTGGAACCACGGACTCGCCGCCGCACGAGGCTGACCTCGCTGGAGAAAGTACCGAGGCGCTCGAAGGCGTCCGAACCGCCGTTTACGCATCAGATGCGACGGTCCAAATGGTTGAAGTATGTTGAGAAAAACACCGAGATTTGAGCGCGCTTTAGCTCTTCGCGAACTGGCCCTGAAGCGTCTCGAGCGGAACGGACAATGGAACCACTTTTAGACCAGGCACGAGATAAAGGTTTACAGGGATGACCGGTTCACCGTTGGGTTTTACATCAGGCCACCGGATATTTTCCCGTGCGGTCTTTACACCCTGGGCTTGTGGTATGAGCCCACGGGAAAGGTGCTGAGCGTCACGTGGTACTCTGCAGGCGGTGATTTGGAAATTACCAGTTTCAGACGTGGCGAGTGGGAGCTTCTTTTTCTGGATGTCGCTCACAGGTACTTAGGTACAAATTAAGCGAGTCACAGTTCTCCACGAGATCTTGGCTCAGATGACCGAGTTCGTTTACCGGCTACGGGGCTCATGCATGTTACGCCATCGACGATCAGGGTGCGTCTCGGACGTATCATAAGAAAACTAAACCGGCAGATGTAAACGCCTTTGAGGGTAATGAGTGAGCAGCCGCCAAGGCTGCTGCTAACCCAAGGAGGCGTTTATGAAGATTCCTGGCATACCTGAAGACGGCGGTCCGTGGATCGGGACGACGGACTCGCCGCCACACGAGGGCGACTTCGCTGGAGAAAGTACCGAGCCGCTCGACGCTAATTCCGCTCCGCAACCGTTCACGCAACTTGTTCCACCCCCTAATCTACTACAAGTAGAGCCGCCGCGCCCATCGGGCGCGCGACCAAATCAACGCGCCCCGATCAACGCCTCTGGTCTTGCGAGCTGACGCCGAAACCGCCCGATAGCGGTGCACTAACTGCGCCGCAGATACGGGATCGAATCAAACGACTGGTGCGCGTTCGCGCCGGCGATCTGGTACCTAACCCGAAGAACTGCCGCGTTCACGGCAAAGCCCAGAGAGCAGCCTGGAGCGGTCTACTGACTGAAATCGGTTATGCCGATGCCCTGCTGGTACGAGAGTTAGACGATGGGCGCCTGATGATCATCGACGGGCATATGCGCGCCGAGACCACCCCGGATGCCCTGGTTCCAGCCCTGCTGCTCGATGTCTCCGAGGAGGAAGCCGACAAACTTCTGCTAACGCTCGACCCACTGGCGGCGATGGCGGAATCGAACTCCAGCCAGGTCCAGCGGCTGCTCGAAACGGTACGGACCGATAATCCGGCGGTCGAGGATCTGTTCAGGCGGGTAGCTGGCTCTCGCGTGTGGCAAATCGTTCACCCCGATCAGGTAGGCGAGGCAGACGTCTCCCCCGAAAGAGCCGACGAACTGAGGGGGAAATGGAGGACCGAGGTGGGTCAGCTCTGGCAGATCGGGGCGCATCGCGTGATTGGCGGAGACGCTACGGATCCGCTCGTCGTGGAGCGGCTCTGGGCCGACGATGGTCCACTAGTACGCGCGATCTGGACTGATTGCCCTTATGGCGTCCGCTATGGCGAAAAGACGCATTACAACAAACGGCATGGACATGGGCGGCGCCGGCGGTCGATTGAAAATGACTCCTTGGCGCCCGCTGAGCTGAAAAAGCTGTTCGCCCAGGCGCTGAATGTTGGCCGTGCCCATGCAATGCCCGGCGCCGTCCTTTATGCCGCGGTCCCGAGCGTCTTTCTGGAACACTTCATTCAGGCTTTCGAGGACGGCGGCTTTACCTATCACCATTGCCTCATCTGGGTGAAGCAGCAATTCGTACTCGGGCGCAGCAATTATCACTATCGGCATGAGCCGATTCTCTATGGTTGGCTCGAGAATAGTCCACACTATTTCATCGACGATCGGACGCAAAGCTCGGTATTTGAAATCGATCGACCAACCTCTAGTCCCGATCATACGACCTGCAAACCAGTCGAACTGATCGCCCGCATGATCGCCAACAGCAGCCGGCCCGGCGAACTGGTCTACGACCCTTTCTGCGGTTCCGGTTCGACCATCGTAGCCGCCCATCAGCTCGGCAGAATCGGCTACGGGTGCGAGATCGATCCGGGCTATCTGGCGGTCGAACTCGAACGACTGTCGCTGCTCGGGCTCAAGCCCGAGCTCAAGGGTCAATCATGAAACGGCACGCCGACGGTACCTGGCGAAACTCGAGAAAGCCGATGAATGTATCAGAAGCCGTTCAGCGCGCGCGCTGGGTGGGGATCGAAACCATCAAGCTCAGGTGCATGGGCCTGTCGTTCGAGGCGATTGCCGAGCAAATCACGCGCATTGGGCGCCAACAGGCTTCACCGATGACCCCGATGCCGGAGGGGCTGACCTTTCCGGCGGACTACACGATCACGCGGCAGGCCTGCCACAAGGCCTTCAGCAAAGCGATCGCGCGGGAATCCTCACTGGCAGTCGGCGAGTTCCGCAAACTCGACAATGCACGCTCCGAAGAGATGCTCATGAGTCTGCAACCGGCGATCCGCAAGGGCAAGGAGCGGGCGATCGAGGTCGGCATCAAGCTGCTCGATCATAGCGCGAGAATCAATGGATACGCTTCTCCGCAACGGCATGAACTCACCGGCAAGGATGGAAAACCATTGACCCTGGTGCAGCTCATCGAAGCAGTCGGATCACTGGACGAGGAGAACGATGAAGAACCAAAGTAATGGCCAACTGACCGCAGCACAAAAGTTATACGGTCAAAAAATCCTGAAGGACTCGGTCCTGTTTGCGAAACAAATCCTTGGTGTCAGCTTATGGGCAGGTGAAGTCGAGATCTTAGAGTCGATCGCAGGGAACCGCCGGACCGCCATCAAGTCTTGCCACGGCGTCGGCAAAACCTTCATTCTTGCGGTCGGGGCTCTGTGGTGGCTGGCGCGCTATCCTGAAGGCATCGTGTTGACGACCTTTCCCACTCAGCGGCAGGTGTGAACGCAGCTATGGTCGGGAATCCACCGGCTGGTCGAACGGGCGAAAGTGCCCTACCCGAAGCTAAACACGACCGAGCTGAAGTTCCGCGACGACAGCAACTTCGCCATTGGCTTCTCGACCAACCAAGCCGAGAACTTTCAGGGCTACCACGGCGCCCACGTTTTGCTCCTCATCGACGAAGCACCCGGAATCGACTCGGAGGTCTGGGATGCCATTGCGGGAACCATGGCCGGCGGCAATGTCCATATCGTAATGGCTGGAAATCCGATCACTCCTTCGGGCGTCTTCTTCGACGCTTTCACCACTCAGCGCAGCCTCTGGAACTGCATCACGATCGGGGCCTTCAATTCGCCGAACCTGATGGGACTCGACCTCGAGCAACTGCTGCTCATGGATCCGGCCGAGGACGGTCCGCTCGATCAAAATCCGTTTCCCTATCTGGTTACGAAACGCTGGGTCTACGATCAACACCGGCAGTGGTGGCACGGCAGCGACGGCAGCTCCCCCAATTGGGTGTCACGGGTGATGGCCCAATTCCCCGATCAGTCAGAATACGCGCTGATCAAGCTGTCCTGGCTGGAGCGCGCCAGGCAGCGCGCTCTGCGCAATCCGATTGGTAATGGCGAGTCTGGCCTGATCGCCGGCGTTGATGTCAGCGCGGGCCGGGAAGCCGAGACTGTCGCATACGTCTGCGACGTAAAGGTCGGCGGCAGCAGAATCATTGCCCTGGGAGCATGGCGCGGAGATGACACGCGCGGTCAGGTGGTCAATTTTCTCAATCAGTACCGTCCCCGGCTATCGCTGGTGCGGGTCGATGCAATCGGCCCCGGGCATCATTTTGCCAACCATCTGCGCGACTGTCGCTTCCCCGTCGAATTCATAAATGTTGCGATGCCCTGCGAGAGCAAGCCCAATCAAAAGGCAAATGATCCGGCCCACCGCTTTGTCAATCTGAAAGCCGCTTACTACCAGAACCT